GAGGGACAGTGCATGGAGCGTGACGTCCATATTGAAGGGCGACACCACCTGTAGATCGACGTCGCCGTTGTAGATGATCTCGTCGAAGTCAGTGCCCTCGCGCGGCCCGAACAGGTCGTCAGCGTCGTCTGCCTTCTCCTCTCCCTCTGGTTCCGGCGAGTCTTTGCCGGCCATCGTGTCGAGGCCCGGTCGCAGCGGGACGCCCATCGGAGCGCCGGCCTTGGGGTTCCATGCGACCCGCCAAAACCCGTTACCGGTGATGAGCATCCAGAGCAGAACCTGCTCCAACTTGCCCGAGCAGCCGAGACGCTCCCAGTCGTGGTTCAACAGCGCCTCGTAGCCGAGGGCAGCGAGCATGTCGTCTTCTTCGTGGCCGCGAGGTGCTGCGCGCCACGTCGGTTGACGCTCGAGCAGGAGCGCCAGCATCTGCGTGACGAGCGGTCGGGTCTGATTGTCGGTGACCCGGATACGCCATGGGACAGCGGGTACTTGCTGGATGCGGCCGCTGTTCCGGTCTCGGTAGGTCCACTGGAAGCCGCGGAAGAAGCCGATGTCGTAGAACCAGCCTTCGTGCTGCTCCTGCATGGCCTGCCGGGAATCGGAGAGCCATTGCAGAACGCGGCCTGCCTCGCCTGTCGCAGACTTCTGCAACTTCCCGAGGGGTATGATTCGTCCGACCTTCGCCATCTACATGGACCCCGGAGCATGGATTGCGTTCCAGTTCGTGGACTGTTCGGCGTCGTCGGGATCCCAACCGGCCAAGACCATCGCGGCTCGACCGTCGGCGACGTCTCCGAAGTATCCGAGGCCGTTCTGCTTGCGGATGTGCTCGGTGAAACCAGGCGCATTTGCGTCAGGATTCGTCTGCTGGCGAATGGCCTCTCGCTCGAGAGCAAAGTCCTCCCGCTGCGCCTCGGCCACTACCGCCTCGGACGCCGTGGTGGCCTTTGAGGCGGCGATGGTGGCGAGAGCGAAGTCGTGCTCGGCCCGGAGGCGCGCCGCCTGCTCATCGGGGCGTGAGAGCGTCAGGCGCACCAGTGCCAGGGTCTGGCCAAGCACGACCAGGCCGAGAACGACGACGACTGGGATCAGGGGGTTCACTCGCCGGTCTTGAGACCCGCGTTCTTGCCCTTGCCGCCCTTGCAGACCTTCGCCGGGTCGGCGCACTGCTTCTTCTCGACGGCGTCGGCCGCGTGCTCGGTGGCGTGCGGGAACTGTCGTTTTCCTTTCTTCATCGCTGTCTCCTCACCAATTAGCCCCGAGAGTGGGGTGCGTTTGCTGTTGTTGCGTTTTCCCGACGGCCGCCATCAGCGCGACCGCGGCCGGGTCGACGTAGCGCATGTCGACCTTGCCGGTTGGGTTGCCTTCCTTGCTGCTGGCAATCGGGGCGCCGGTGCCGTTCTCGATGCAGCCGCCGACAAGGGCGACGCCGAGCGACGAGATGAGGTCGTCGTAGCCGCTGCTGTTTGCGGGCGCTTCCTTCACCTTGCCGGAATAGTTGCGCTTCATGACCCACCCCATCAGTTGGAGCACGGTCTCGGCGTGGTGCAGGATGAGGCCCTGGCCGCGGTTCATCGCGGCGACCGCCTTCTGGAGCTCCCGCACCATCAGCATCCGGGTCTTCGTGGACGACCACCACCCCTTGGCATCGCCGGTGCGGCCAGAGAAGGTGTCAGGCGACGTGCGGGCGTAGAAATTGCCGTATCCGAGGCGCTCCATCGCTTCCTGGACCGCGAGCCCGGGGCCATTGATCTCGACGACGGCGAGTGCCTCATTGAGACCGCCGTTGAACAGGCGCCCGATGACGACGGCAGTCTCTGCGAGTTCTTCCTGCTCAGCCTCTCGGACGTGGATGACGGCCGCCTGCTCCCAGGTGTCGTTGACGAGCATCTGCCCCGACATGAAGTCGCCGTTCGGCTTGCCGTAGGAGCCATCGACGCCGAGCGAGCACGCGCCGACGAGTTCGGGCGGCCGGTACAGCGTGACGATGCCGGCGTCGGTCTCGAGCAACTTCGGGGCGCCGTCTTCCATGTATGCGCTGAAGCGGCGGCCGACGCAGGAGCCAGCGACAATGCGGGCCTCTGCCTGCGACAGCGCCATCATGTCGAAGACCTTGCGGCCTGACGCCTTGAACGCCTCAGATGGCGTGGCCGGGTACTCCTGTTGGAAGCGAGCGAGGTCGCCGTTGAACTTGTTGCTGTACAGGGTGCGTCGGCGCCAGTGGACTTGCTCGGGCGAGGCGCCGAGGTCGTTCAGCAGGCTCTGCTCGTTCTCGTCGAGGTCAGCGAGGAACTGTCGCTTCTCGGTCTCCGTCTCGAACGGGCGGCTGTACTTCGGCTCACCGAGCCAGGAGAGGAAGACAGGCTCCATGTCGGACTGGCTGGCGGTAGGGTCGGTGCACACCCACTCGATGCCGGTCTCGGTGCGCCGGACCTCCCACCCCATCGCGGCGGCGGACCACTGCTCGTAGAACCAGCCGAAGCTGTTGGCGGTGGAGACGATGGCGATGACGGTCTCGGGGTAGTCCTCGATGCACTGGGAGACGCCGGTCCAGTAGTTCTCCGGCTCGTCCCAGAAGGCGGCCTCATCGGCGAGTTTGAAGTGGACAGCGCCAGACCGGCCCTTGCCTGCTCGCTCTTTGGTGCCTCCGCCCGGGGCAACCGTCCGGTGGGTGCACTCGGAGCGGTGTGGCTTCTCGTAGGCGATGAGGTCCTTCGTGTCCGACGACAGCGGGATCTCGAACGCCTCCGGCATGCAGTCGAGGAAGCGCTTGTACATACCGAACACGGTCTTTGCGGCTTCACCCTCGTGTGCCGAGATGAGCATATTGCTGTCTTCAAAGAAGCGCGTGCGCCAGAAGCCGAGCATCGCCATCAGCGTCGAGATGCCGTGGCGGCGGGACTTGAGGCAGATCAGGCGAACGGGCTTGCCGGCGGCCCACTGGCGCATGAAGACCCGGTACATCTGGATCTGCCCGGGTCGCCACTGGTTGAACGGCCCGGACCCCGACTGGCCGAGTTTGATGTCGAGGTACTGGTGAGCGAGGAAGGCCGGGTTCGCGCGGCACAGGCGCTCGGCGTTCCCGAGAGCGTCGGCGATGTCGCGCTTGTTCGTCGGTGGCGTCCGCTGCCAGAGCAGATGTTCTGCGTAGGCGTCGAAGTGGGCATCGGGGATGTACCACGGGCGTTGGACGCAGAGTTGGCCGTCGTTGTCGACAAGCCCGCCCGTGGGATACCCGTAGTTCAGATGAGGTCCTCGGGTAGAGCCACGGCGGCGATGTCGAGGGTCTCCCCGAAGTCCGGTTGCTCGTGCGTGCGCTCGGGCAGTCGGATGTACCTGGGGTTGTCCCGAGCCGACTGCGCCTTGCTGTCGGTGAGCGTGCGCCGAGCGACGTCGCCGGCCGAATACTTGGACCGCGACCGGTTGGACTTGCCGCTGGTCTGGGCGAGAGGAGGCGCGTCCGGGTCCCGGGTCTTGGAGCGAGAGTGCTCCCGTTTGCCCGAGTACACCGCTTCGCCCTCGGCAGCATGCTTCCCTGCGGGCGTACCGGGGGCGTAGCGGTGGTACTGGTTCATTCGGCGGCCTTCTTGCGCTTGGCCCTCTTCTTGGGCTTGGGCGCCTCTTCGGGCTCAGCCTCGGGCTCTGGTGGCGGTGCCGGCTTGGCGGCCGGGTTGACCTCGTAGAGGAACTCGACGATGTCTTCGCCCTCGGGGGCTTCCAGGCCCATGCGGTTGAGGATGAACAGCGCTTCTGCTTCAGAGTGCATCCGTTTCTCCTAGACTGAGGTGAAGTTGGCGTTGACGGCAGCGCCCAGGTGCTGAACGGCGAACCAGGCGAGCGACCCACCGACGTAGCCGGCCTTGAGCACGATGCCGTCGGTGGCGTCGTCCCAGGTCAGCGTGTTGTGGTCGCCGCCATCGGTGTCGACGACGTTGCTAGCGAATGTCGTGACGACATTGCCAGCGTCAACGTCGAAGATGATGGTGAGGTTCTGGCCGATGTACGCCGGGTCAGCCACGGTGCGAGTTTCAGCGCCGGCCGTCGTGAGCGTACACACGCCGTCGGCGGTGACCGGGATGGCCCCCGCGTTGCCGGGGTCGGCGATGAGTTGGGTGGTGGCGGCGAAGATCGGCGCGGTCGTGAACCCGCCGGTGACGGCGAGCGTCTCGTCGATGAGCACCGTGCCCGCGTCGACGTGGATGGCTTCGACGTTCGCAGCATCAGCGCTGATGTACAGGTTGTACGAGGTCGCCCCGCCGGACGCCGTGCTGTTCTCCAGAGACAGAAGGTGCGACGTCGAGGACATCGTGCCGCTGTTGAAGACGCGAACGACATCGGCGCCAGCAGCCGTATTGCCCGTCTGCGTGACAGTCAGAGCAGAAGCGACGCCCGAGGCTCCGACACCCGCCGTGTTGATGGCGATGGCCGAGGCTGTCGACGCCGCCGTCGCGTCGATGTCGATGATGTTGACCGTCTGGATGCCGTCGCAGTTCAGGTCGAGGTGCCTGACGGCGACGGCGGTAGCGTCGGTCGTGACGCCGATCGCGTCGCCCGTGCCAGCGCCCGTGGTCCAGTTCAGATCGACGAGGTTGCCCGAGCCGGCGCCCGTGGCCGTCAGGTCGACCCAGTCGGCGTCGGTGGCTCCGCTGTTGGCGATGTTCATGACCCAGCCAGCGGCCGTCATGATCCCCGCCGTGGTCGGCATGACGATCAGCTGGGCACCCACGCAGTTCGTGGGCGTGAACGAGATGACATCGCCCGTCCAGGTGGACGCGGCGGCGACCTCCAGCACGTTCGCCGAACCCGTGGTCGTGAAGTCCACCTCGATGAGGTTCGCCGTCTGAACACCCACGACATCGAAGTCGAGGAATACCGAACCGAGGGCGCTGGCGTCCGTGGTGCACTGGATGAACGCGCCAGTGGCGTTCGCGGTCGTCCGGTTCAGGTCCAAGAACACGCCGGTGTCGACACCCGTCGAGAGCAAGTTCACCCACGATCCACTGGACGCGCCAGAGTTCGCAACGTCGAGCACCCAACCGGTGGCCGTCATGATCGACGCGGTCGTCGGCACTTCGAGGAACTGGGCACCCACGCAGTTCGTGTTGTTCCAGGCGACGACCGAGCCGGTCCACGTCGAGGCAGCGGCCACTTCCAGGGCGTTCGCACTGCCTGTCGTGGTGAAGTCGATCTCGATGACGTTCGCTGTCTGTACACCGACGACGTTCAGGTCGATGAAGACGCTGCCGAGGGCCGACGCGTCGCTGTTGCACTGGATGAACGCGCCCGTGGCGTTGGCGGTCGTCCGGTTCAGATTGAGGAGCTCGCCGGTGTCGATGCCCGTCGAGAGCAGGTTGACCCACGCGCCCGAGGAGGCACCCGAGTTGGCCGCGTCGAGCACCCAACCGGTGGCCGTCATGATCGACGCCGTGGTCGGGATTTCGAGCATCTGCGCGCCGACGCAGTTGGTGTTGTTCCAGGTGAAGCACGAGCCGGTCCAGGTGGACGCCGCTGCGACCTCGATGGCGTTCGCGCTGCCGGTGGTCGTGAAGTCGATCTCGATCACGTTGGCGGTCTGGACACCCACGACGTCGATGTCGAGGAACACGGACCCGACGGCCGTGGCGTCGCTGACACACTCGATGAACGCGCCCGTGGCCGCGGCCGTGCTGCGCCCGAGGGCGAGCAGGACGCCCGTGTCGGCGCCGGTGGACTGGAGGTTGATCCAGTCGCCCGAGCCGGCCTGGTCGTTCGTGGCGTCGATGATGAAGCCCTCGGCCGTGTGGGCAACGCCGCTGTTCGGGACGACGAGCACCTGGGAACCGACCGCCGAGGCCGTCAGGTCGACGCTGATGGCGTCTGCCGTGAACGCAGCCGTAGTGACGATGTCGATCAGGTTGGCGGTGCTGGCCGCGTCGACGTTGATGTCGAGAGCGAACCCGCCGTTGGCCGCGTCGAGGTCGACCCGGATGGCGCCGGTGGCGTCCGTCTTGTTGAACTGGAGCGCGCCGCTGTCGGCCGTGATCGTTCGACCGTTGTTGTAGGACGTGTCTAGGGTGTTGGCCCCCGGTCCGCCGGCAACGTAGGTGTCCCAACTCGTGCCGTTGTGGATCCGGTGGGACAGCGAGGTCGTGTTGTAATACTGAGTGCCGGCCGTGATGTTCAGCGTGGTCCCGTCCGCCTGGTAGACAGCGCTGCCCTGCGTGCGGGCCGCCTTGGTAGTCCAGGCCGCCTCGGCAGCCGCGTCGGTTGCGTAGCCGCCTCCGAGGGACAGACTCGAGACATTGACACCGACAGAGGAATCAGAAATCGCCATGCGCTCGCTCCTTCAAACGGGGTGCCCCAATCCCCATGGTTTGCCCCCGACCAGGAGTAGTCGGGATACCGGGCTAGGCCCTAAATGAGAATGAGAACTCGTTATTGTGCAATTTTGAGTGCGCGTGTATGTATGCGTGTATGCAGGCACCCTCGCCGGTCGTGGTTTCGCTTCATGTGAAGTTGAAACTGGAGCAATTCCAGGCTCTTGCGGCGTTGGCCAAGCGGCTGAAGACGACCCGCACGGATCTCGTCAGGGACGGTGTCGAACATGTGCTCAAGAAACACGAGGTTGAGTCGCCGTGAGCGCCTGCCGCTGGTGCAACGCCGCCCTGACGATGCCCGATCTCGACACACTGTCAGTTTGGGCCGACGGGCCGTGTGAAGAGTGTGGTGTCTATACCGGCGCCACGTTCTGCTTCTCGGTGTACGAGGCCGAATTAGCCACATGGCTTAACCCCGACGGTTCAATCTTCTACGACTACACGCTTGTTTCGGGCAAGGCCGTCCGCTACGCGCTGCACCCCACCGGCGAGACACTCAGAGTGATCCATTTCGACAGCAACCCAGAAGGGAGACGAGACCCATGACCGAGAAGAAGGCAGCAGCCCCCGCGGCCCCCACGCCCGAGCAGCAGATGCAGCACCTCCAGGTGCAGTCGATCCAGTTGAACTCGCAGAAGGAGGCGCTTGCGGGCGTCATCGGCGGCGTTCAGAAGCAACTCGACAACATCAACGCCACGCTGGGCGTCGTCGGAGCGCAGCTCCAGGCGATGGCGCCCCAGGACGACGCAGCGGCGGCCAACTGATGAGCGATGCTGACGACATCCCAACTGCCAATGTCGCCGCTATCGGGCACGTCCACGGACTCGGTGCACCCGTCGGCGACAAACCCATGGCGTGCCCCTGCGGACGTTCCCACATCGTTGTGGAGTGTCCCGCGTGCGGACGCATGCACACGCACGGCGGCGACAAGAGAGACGTCGGGACGCACCGCGTGGCTCACTGCCAAGAGATTCGCGGGTACTACCTCGGGGAGAAGCCATGACGGCCACCGAATACTGCATCGAGGCCCTCATCAGCGTCGGAAAGTCGGCAACGGCCGACAAAGCCGAGGCGGCGGTGGCTGCCATGACGGCGTTCCAGTACGCCGGTGACCTGGCCATACGCGCCGGCGTCAAGACCCCCATGGACGCCGACGGCAAGTTCCTCGCGCCAGAGCCACCGCCATGACCCGCCGCTACTGCCACTTCTGCGTCATCGGCTACCGGAAGGGCCAGCACTGCCAAGTCTGCATGACCTTCTACCCGCCCGGCTCGTGAGCACCGACGGCTTCAACTACCTGCCAGCCGAATGCCCCAAGTGCAACGCCGACATCACGCCCAGATTCAACGACAGCCCCGGCGAGATCATCTACTTCGGACGACAACAGCACCGATGCCCGCCACCACCAGACGGCGCACTCTCGTTCGCTGACGACGCAGGCGCTCTGTCCGTGGCCGACGACGCCGGAGCCCTCTCAAACGCGGGAACGCCCCAAGAAAACCCCGGGGCGCCGAACCACAACGGCTACCCAAAGGGCCGTCGCAAATGAACCATAACACGCCACCGACGTGCTAGAATAGCAACGCCCCGGAAGCCCAAACCTCCGAGGCGCCACTTCACTGACGTCACAGGAGGACGCCGTGCCCAAGAAACCTACCACGAACGAACCGATCATGGCCCACCACGCCAACATGATCGTCGACTACCTCACATGCGAAGGCGTGGGCCATGAAGTCGCCCTCGGAGCCCTCGCTATTGCCATTGGCGGACTCTTCGAGATCCACGAACCCGGCGCTGGGTTGCGCGTCGTCAAGGGCATCGTAGACCTGACCAACGAGGAACAACCCGACCGAGACGCCCCATGAGCGCCCACCAAGCCACTACCATGAGCCTCACCTGCACCGAGTGCGGAGTACAAGACGACACCGTCATTCCCGTAGACATGGGACGCAACCGGGCCTACCAAGCACCCAAGATGGAGCCTGCACCCATCGGCTCCGAATGCGGTTGCGGAACCTCCAACGATTGCAGCCACTGCGGCTCCGACCTCTGGATCGAACCAGACCCCAAGTGCCCCATCTGCAACGGCACCGACAAGGTCGCCGTCGAGGGAGCCATGAAGACCGTCACCGACCCAATACCCAGCGCAGGCCCAACCATGTTCCAGAATCTCTGCGGACCGTGCCGTGGACCGAACTACGACTTCTGATGATCCACCGAACCACCGTCACCCGCACAACCGCCAGAGACACCCGCTACAAATGCGCCTGCGGTGTCGCCGGACTCTGGCTCCCCAACGACCCACAACTCTGCATCCGCGTCTCACACGCACACCTCGAACCCAAGCCAGAACCCACCGCACCGCTCCTACCAACACGCTCCAAACTCGGAGAATGGACCTGACGCCCTGTTGTAACGCTGTCAGTAGACAACAACCCTCTCCCGACCCTACGATGGATCGTCGGCCGCCGACGCTTAAGCGCATTCGCCTCGAATGCGTGTCCAGAGGCGACACATGGTGTCGTGGCAAAGCCAGCCTAGCCCTCGACCCGCATTCGCTATGGTCTTGGAGCGGTCGGCCCCCAGGCATACCGATTCTGATTTGCAAATTTTGCAAAAATTGCACGCCGATACCAATCATATACGTACGTCCCCGGACG